GGATAAATGGTTTGTCCACCCTTGGTCAGTTTATGCATTTTTACCATAATGTATCTTATTATTAGCCTAAGTTCCGGGGGAACTTAGGCGATTATTATTTTATGTAACTAATTATTTATTTAACTATTAAATCATTCTTCCTCTTCCGGTGGCAGAGGAGGTACAAAATCACTCAGCACATCATCATACTCCCTCTCTGACAGAGGGACGCTCTGCACCGCATTGTATGCGGCATAATCCGGATAGGAAATGATCTCCGCCGTGCTCTCATCCGTCTTTCCGGCAACGAGGATAACACCTGTATTCTCCACCGATACAAGATTGCAGATGCCATCGGCAAAATCAGCATCGGAAAGATAGTATTCGCGTTTGACCGACAGAGCACCGGGACGTAGTCCATGCCTGTCAAAAATGACCAGCAGACCACCATCATCAAGCCTGCGGCAGTTCTTGTACCCGTGCCCGTCAAACTCCGCAACAACACACCCCGACAGGACTGTGCGGTAAGTAAACCGGAAGGGAGTATTTATATCTCCATTCAGGCTCTTCTCTATGATTTTAAAATCGGACTGATAATTAATTCTTATCATAACTCTTATAATATTGATGTTACATCGTCTATCTCCTCGGCTGTCAGGTATCCGTTCAAGTCAACACTTCCGCCACCTCCTGTCGTGCCTGTAGGACTCCATGCCCCCTTTATCTTGCATTCATATATAGGGCCCGGTATGGTATCCCCCACAACAGCCCAGTCACCTACAACAGGAGATGGAACAGCCTCTTCCAGCAATTTAAGAGTAGAAAATAATCCCTTGTTGCGGATACCGTTCTGCTTGACCTTTTCTAGTTCGGTAGAAGTCTTACTAAAGTTGTTGTTAAGACGGTCTGCCGCCTCACTCCAAGTACCTGTCTTGTTAATAGTATTCAGTTCCATATCACTTCTTTACTTTTAAAGTCCCGTTTGTCACGACTCCTTCTACTGTCTCATATTCCACATATACCTGCCCGGAACTGACGTTATCTTTAGACGACCAATTACTGCATTCAATATTGGCCACATACTTAGACACACTCACCCCGTCATATACCGGTTTCATCCCAACCAACAGCGTTTCGCCTTTAGAACCATAGAAGGATACGTTATTGGGATTAAGAATGATATCCGTATTTTCCACATGATTCTGTATTCTGATACGTTCCGGATATACAGTCGTTTCTAGTATCAATTGGTCCCCTGCATATTTCCGCAAAATCAAATCACCATATTCCCATCCGTCCGATGATGTGTCGAACCTTAATATCAAGGTGGTATGTCCTTCAGTCGTGTACATTTCAAGAGTATTTTTATCCGGATCAATGACAATGCGTTTCCCGTCAACAGATGTTTCTACTTTTCCGCGGAAAAATCCGCCCAAGGCTTCAACCACACCTCTGAATTTACCACCCAAGGCATAAATATAGCCACGCAAGAACGTATCGCCACCATGAGTGGCAACGAAGTTCGCCATATTCGCCCATTCTTCATCGGTGGGTTGATAATTCGGATCATTACGAAACCTCATCACGGTCAATATAGCTTGTTGTAACGTGCCACCTGCCCAAAATGCCACATCATCATCGTCATTGTATATGCCGCTAACTCCGGCGGTGACCTTCTGCATCTTGCCATCCTTGTAGTTGCCTAACTGGATCATATTGGCCAATATCAAACCGCCAAGGATGTCCACAGAACCATCCTTAATCGCGCTGGCGATATAATTGATTGACTGGAAACCGGCTGTTGCCTTGTCATTGTCAAGAATTGAAGGCTTCCAGTCAGTAGCGATGGTTCCACGCTCTAACTGAAGGTCACAAACGGTTGCGGTACCACTGATAAGAAATATACCACTGCCATTGAAGGTGATCTTATGGGTATATCTCTGATAAGAGGATGTGAGAGGTTGAGAAACACTGAAAGAACCGCACGAAACAGACACAGACGTACCCTTTGCTTTATAACTGATAACATAACTTTCTCCTTTAATCAATGATACGGACTGGGACAAACTACCGATTGCGGCAGAGTACCCGGAGCCGGCATCACTGTCCGCAGATACGGTAGCCACTCCCGTCCAATATTCCAGTTGCTTGCTAAAAAGTTCGGTATCCGCCGATAGCTCGGTAGCGGCAGACAGGTCCTCTGTTTCATAATCTCCCGTAAATCCAGAATTGCGCAACAGATTGACACTACCAACGGCGGCATTGTCTATCGCATCCTTAGCCTCTTGGGCCAGATCAGCCGCCGCCTGTATCTCATCCGGAAGACCTTCCATATTACGCCATCCGGTGGAACCCTGCTCGATATGGAACATACCCTTGATATCAACACCGCCTTTTTGTGTATAACGGATGTAAGTGCTCTCATCCTTGGCACCGATATAGGCATCACCATACACATTGATATAGGCGTGTCCGGTGGACTTGTCAAAGCCCAGCCCGATGACTTCTTTCCCGGCAAGAGAGAAAGAGTTGATACCTTGATAGAAAATAATGGAAGGCGAAGTTTCATTAACAGAAGAAAGGATTATAGCTGCCTGACGAGTGATATCCGTCAAGTGTCCCAAACCAATAATATCATCACCGGCAACCGGAATATCACTGTCCTTGTCGGCATTGGTTTTGCTCAAGTCAATATAGTCAGCTCCTACTCCTGTCACCTCGCGCCAGTAGTAGCGGTTGGATACATTGTGAGATGTTCCTTCTTTAATATTAAATTCTTGAGATAAAGCGAATGTACCGACTGTAAATTCGTTATTGATTGTAATACCATCGACTTCCGACAAAAAAAAGCAGCGATAGCTCTCATCAAGTTCCTCCACACGGACACACTTCATTCCGGCCGGAGATATGATCTGCTCACCACCAACATGCGTTTTCTTTTTCACTTCAAGTTCATCAAAGACAGCCTTAATCTTCACATAAAGCCGGTCAACAACGGCTTGAGAGGTACCATCTTCCAGTACAGTAATTCCACTACCGTTCTTACCAATCAAAAGACCTTTCAAAAAAGTGATCAGCTCATTAGCGATATCTTCTTTATCTTTACGAAGAAAAGTTTTCAACGAGCGTAATGCGGAATACACGTTATGGTCTGTCGCCGGGGTTGAGTCGTGGCTTCCAATCACATACACGCCGCTACCACCACCGCCCGTATAGGTCTGTCCTTTCAGGGTAAGGCTCTCAACCTTCTCCTCCAGCTCGCCGATACGAGAATAGGAGGCGGTTTCCCCAACAGTATAGACAGGTGAGTCAAACGGGAAATCCAAGTTAAATTCAAAACCGATAATCCTTGACTGCCTTCCGTTATCGAAATAGGCTTTGTTAATAAGATTAACCTTTTGACCAATGCTGTAGAGGTTATGAATGCCGTCCTCGCGGTATGCGTCACCGGACATCATCGTGCAGTCGTAAGTACTCGGGTCAACCTTTGATTTGGAAGCGTATTTTTCCGTCTTGACCTTCAGTTCCTGTTCTGCAGCACCCACAAGCCCCAGTTCGGTTATTTTCGTGCTGTCCCAGCCGGATAGTACATATTCATCTCCATCCTGGGGAAAGAGCACATCGCCGGGAAGTGGTCTGCCGTAGTCCTCATTCCTGACTATCTCCCAAAGCTGTGCCTCAGGGTTCCATCCGCCATCCTCCAGCTTCTCCGGCTTTCCCTCAGGATTGAACTTCACGGCGAACTCCAGACCGTTGAGAAGCCCGGACGCGAAACGTATCCTCAGCTCCTGACCGGGGAGGATATATTTCTCGGAAAAGTTAACACCTGTATCCCTGAAACGGTAGGCATTCCATTTTTCCTCAGTGGTTGTGCCGTCCTCATTCTCCACCTTGTCCGTCACCTCGATGGTAGTAACATCCGACATGGTGCCCGTTCTTCGGGGATAGACTTCATCGAAGATAACCACCTGCTCGACGGCTTCCTCGGTAGTCATATCAGGATAAGCGTCAATGTAAGGAGTGCCTTCGGGAAGCATCAGCCTGCGCTGCACCACACCGTTCACAACCACGGTCTCGTCAATGGGGCGGTAGTCTGCCGGTATGTTACGGGTGGAACCAAAAGCGTAGATTCTTGTCGCATAGGTGGACCGGGATTCAGATCGTGGCATTTCCTGCACGTTTTTCTCGATCTCGAAGTCCACCGCGTCGCCAAACTCACAACACCCGAAATGGATTATATTCCCGGTTATCCAGCACTCGCAATCCCATTTTTTCGCCATGGAGAAACAGGCATCCAAAATGTTGATGTTCTCATAAGACATCAGTTGTGATTTGTTCTCTACCGTACTGTCAATGGAGAAAACAAAATCCTGTCCTTTGTATGTGTAACCAAGAGCCTTTAAATTTCTCAGGACTATACCGACTTGTACGTCAAGCGGGGCAGTCAGGTTCCAGGACGCCTCCTGTCCGGCCGTCTCCGGGGTATATTTGAAGATTTTGTTTTTCCATTTCCAATAATAGGCATCAAGCTGAAGCTCATAGTCGTAGCCGGCGGTATTGGTGTTGAATGCGGGCTTCTGCAAATCGCACACTTCGAACAGTCCGAAGTCACACTCCACGTATGAGCCAAGTTTGAAATATATGGGATTCTCTAAGGAGAACTTTAACATGATGTAGTCCTCCTTCATCAGAGTGAACTTACGCTTGCAGCCTTCATTGATCAGAGTTGTAAGCTGGATAGCACCGGATATGTCTTTGATGTCGATTTGTTTCATGTCTTCAAAGTTCGGAGATAAAAAAAAGAGTACCCAATTTTGAGCACTCACATACACGACAATAAAACCAATGTCGTGAATTAAGTTCTGTTGGCCGGATTCGGCTCATTGAACTTGGCTGAAATTTTTCCGAAAGTTCGGTCTAAACTCTGTGCGTAAGTGATACTTTTACCGAGATAAACCAGATGATAAATCTCGCTACTATTAGCCGAGACTTGAATATCAACCTTGCCCTTATAAAGTTCATCGAAGAAAGCTTTTTTCTTTGCTTGATAATCAGATTGGGAATTTCCTTCAATTGTAAAAGAAAGTGTTATTTCCCTCTCATCGACTTTCGGATTATTGATTATTACCCGCTTCCCATGTTCAAGTCTGCTTTTGTTCTCAATAAAATCCTTCATGGGAGCGGATGCCCCAATAGCATCAAGAACCCCCTCTCCCATTCTCACACCCCATGTCGTGTAAGCGTTTTCGTCATTAATTAATAATTCATTCATAGACTATAATTTTGCTGTATTCTTTTTAACTTCTGCTATATCTCTTTGTATCTGTTGAATAGGTTTGACGATTGCCCCTGTATTTTCTGAAATCTGTACCAATTCAAGATAGGATTGCGCTATCAAATCCCGCGTATCATCAGCAATATTTCTTGTTTCCGTATTTATGGAAAGTAGAGCATCTGCTTTTACTGTCAGTAGATTAAGTGATTGAGATTGAATGATATTCTGATTCTTTATCTCTTCTCCTGCAATATGCAATGCTGTAAACCTACCGCTTAGTTCTCCTACATCTTCATGTGTCATTTCAGTGCCGAACCCTCTTGATGAAGAAGATTGGGAATAGGACTCCTGTGAAATCTTGTCATATCCGGTTGCTGCGGCAAGCTCGTCACGGAGCTTCATGGCTTCCTCCACATATTTCATATATTCATCCTGCAAGGCTTCTCTCTCTACTTCGGTCAGATTGTTATCCTCCATGGCGGCACCGAACTTCTTCCACCACTCTTCGAGTTTCTCGCTGTACATTTCACCGATTTTATTACTCAGCATGGCACGCATGAAATACTCTGCTATATCTTCCGCTGCATCCTTAGCTTCATACTTCATATCCATAAGATTGTTCACAAAGCTGTCAAACATTCCATCGAAAGTGATACCAGTAAGACCTTCATAGAGTTTGTCTGTAAGTTCTTCCAGCTTACCAGCTTGCTCAACATAATCATTCAACTTGTCAGTCAAACGCTCACCATAACCACCCTTGCCAGTATTCTGAATCTTCTCCCACATATCAACATTACTGCGGAGCACTTTCATCTCTTCAGGAGAAAGGGACCATATATCACCGTTCCAGTTTCTGCCTATCTGCTGGCTAAGACGAGAGATTTCCTCTTGGTTGAATCCTCCCCAATAGTAGTTCCAGCTATGATGGGAATTGGAGTATCTAGCCTGTTCCTGTGCAATTTTTTTATAGTTTTCTTCCGTCTCTTTTTGCAGTTTCTTCGCATCAGCATACGCGGAAACGGACTTTGTTCCCTTGCTGGCTTCCATTACATCTGTCAAATCCTCAATAGCGGTTTGTAGTGTTTCATTTCGATCGGTAAGCCTATTAATAGCTTCCTCGACTTCTTTTTTATTACCACCAATACCAAACAAAGAATTAAAACCGCCGAAAGAAATCGCATTGAGGATATTGCCTATCCCGTTTTTCAGAGATTCTCCAATTGTTACGAATAAATCACCTGACAAGACATCACCGATAATTCCGCTGACTGCATTCAGGACAGCGTCAAGCAAACCACCCACAAGATTGCTCAATCCGTCTTTGAGTACGTCAATGATGGACAGAATCCATCCGACAATGGGGACCTCCTTAAGAGATTCTGACGTCTTGCCTATCACGTCTTTGAATCCGTTCACCGTCTTGATGATTCCACTGTATGCGTCATATAGTCCGCCCGAAGAAAGTTGTTGCAATCCTCCCAATATATTTTCCATGCTCGCTTTCAGTTTGGTTGCGGTATCGGATACATTTTGTTGGGCTTGATTGGCGATGTCTGTCTGTGTCTTTACGTTGGCGGACGCAATGTCTGCATTCTGCTGCGCTGTTTCAAGAGCGTTTGTAGCGGCTTGTTTCTCGCTTTCTGTTCCGTCCTTTTGTGCCTTGGCGTAGTCCTCTTGCGCCTTTTGAAGTTTCTCTAAGGCGTCCGTTTCGGTTTCTACGGCATAGATGCGGTTTTGCTCAGCTGTCTGATAGGCTTTTACATCCTCTCCAAGTTTCTTGAAGTTGACTCCACTTGTACCACCCAAAGACTTTTCCATCTGGCTGATGGCGTCAATCAATGATTTCTGGCTTGCCTGATCGGAGTTCTTGAACTTGTCAGTCCGTACATATTTTTTTGCTTCGTCCAAGGCAGGCTTTATCATGTCGGAAAACATGGAACCAAACTCACCGAACACAGTAACCCAATCTATATTGGCTTTTATGGCTTCTGTTTCCTTGTTCTGTATGGCAACATCACGTTGTTTCTCCAGTAACTTTACTTGTGCACTATTAACACCGTTTTCTTCCTGTGCTTTCCTTATTTTTTCCGCATACTCTTGGGCGATAGCCAATTTCTGCTGCTGGAACGTGCCATATTCTTTCAAGTAGTCGTTCAAAGCCTGTTGTTCGGCTTTCAGCTGTCCTTCAGTTACATCGGAAATATCTTTATCTCTCATACTTTCGGCATTGGTATAAGCTTCTGAAATTTTCTGTGCCTGCTTGTCGGTCAGCTTACCGTTACCGGCTTTGCTCCATTCTTCCTCCTGTTTTCTTATCGCATCAATCTGTTTCTGATAATCAAGGTCAATCTGTTTCAACTTCTTTTCCGTGCCTTCTCTCATCAGGTTGATTTCATCCTGTTGGTTCTGACGGTGAAGTGAAAGAAGTTGCCCGTCCAGCTTTTCCTGATTTTCTTTTTGCTTTTCAGCAGCTTTTTCCTGCTTAGTCAAAGAACTACCAGTAATACCGCCCAAATTTTTATAGGCTTTTTCAGTTGTTTCTACTCGTTTCTTAGCTTCTTCATACAGCTTTGAAGTAAACTTGGATTTATTCTTTTCTATTTCAGAAAGTTTCTTCTTAGCATCATCCCAGTCTTTCTTCGCTTTCTCATAATCCTGCTTGTAGGTGGTTTTATTCTTCTCTGAATCAATTCGGGTTTGCTTGACTGATTTTGCTGTATCTATAAGTGTTTTTATGTCTTTCACATTATAGATTGCTTCATCAGACAAAGTACCCTTAATATCAATAGGCAAACGAAGTTTCACAGTTCCATTTTCCCCCTTTCCTCTGATACGCTTCTCCAACTCAGAGATGTAGCGGTCAAACTCACTAATATCAACATCTTTAAGATTGGAAATGAACTGTTCAGAGATACCTTTCCCTTTTTCTTGCAGCATGACATCTCGTTCTGCACGTAGTTCTTTTAATTTCTTTACATAGCCATCAACACCTTGTTGCCCGGATAACGACTTTAAAAGATTCTCGTAATACTTAATTTCTGATTCAATATCTGAAAACTCTTTAGCACGTTTTTCTCCTGCACGCTTTGCCTCTTCTTCTGCTATTTGCTGCTTTAGCTTAAGAATGTCAGCCAATTTGATTGTTTCAATATCATACTGGGCAAATATCTTTGGGTATTCTTTGCGTAATTCTGCCAAACTTTGCCCACGCTGCAAATCAGCCAAAGCAATATCACGAGAGCTTTGGATAAGACTCTCTATTTTTTGTCTACGTTCTTGCTCTTGTTTTGCCGCCTCCTCTTGTTTCTTGTTGAAACGTTCTTGTGCCTTTTCAGCAATGGATGTATTGTCTGCTAACGTCCACATAGCTATACCTAAAGAAACAACAGCAGCACCAGCCAACACATAAGGGTTCATCATTAAAACTTTGTTATAAGTGGCTTGTGCCAAAGTAGCAGCTTTAGTTGCAGTAATCTTTGCCCATATAGATTTCACTGAACCTTGCTCAACAATAGTATTTATCAGAAGCCCAGCTCTATAAACACCGTAAATTTCCACAAGAGCCAATACACTTTTACCAATAATACCATAGTTCTTTACAATAGTATCGACAGCAGATATACTTCCAGAAATCAAATCCTGATTAGCAAGTCCTATTTCCGCTAAAGCAGTAGTTATCGTATCCTCCAAGTTTGACATTTGCCCCTCAATCGTCTTCGATATTGCTTCCGTAGAACCTTCAACACCTTTCATCGAGCCAAATTGTTCAACAGCCTTCATTACAGATTCAACAGTTCGGTCACATTCTACCGTCATATCACGGAATGAGAGTTTAACCTTGTTGCCTTCTGTCTGAACACGAACACCGAACTCTTTCCAACGCTCTGGATTATTTATATCAAGTATCGCCTCTGTTAGCTGGTCAAAGGGCTTTGCTACTGTATTGGTAAAATCTCCCATTTTCCTCATGGCATCCATCGAAGGAGTTACACCACGATTGACAAATTTTATAAAGTCATCCGTCAGTTCATTAAGCTGAAAATTCGTTTTTGCAGCAAAGCTATTTATGTCAGAAAGATATGCTTTCGCTTTATCGGAACTGCCATTCAAGGCATTAGTTAGCACAGATTCATATTTCTGAAACATTCCAGCAGTTGAAACTACATTTGAAGCAACTTGTTTCAGCATAGCGATTCCACCAATAGCAGCAAGTGTCTTCTTAAATGAAACTCCGACCCCCTCATTGGTAGTTATAACAGCCTTGCTCTCATCTTTGAATAAAGCATATTCATCTCTTAGGGCTTTAGTAGATAATCTTGCAAGTGCTTGTTGTGATTGCAATTCACCGAGAGCATACTTTTGTTCTCCTAATGCTGCTTTTGCACGGTTTAATTCATCCGATAAAGATTGTCTTTTAGAGTCATACTTTCCTAATTTCTTATATTTCTCAGTAAGCATTGAAACATCATTCTGTGTCTCACGTATGATATTTTTCTGTTTGATAATTTCTTCTGATAGAGAATTAACAGCTTTTTCACCGTCATAAATACCCTTTTTGAAGTCGTTTTCCATTGTTGCCCCAGCTTTGGCGGCATCAGAAATAAGGATATTCATTTTCTTAGTACTTTCTCCTAATTGAACATTTAACTTTTTAAATGTATCAGGAGATTGGGTCGAATCCATAGAAAGGAGCGTTTGTTTCAACTTTTCTATCTCTGTTCTTAATCTTACGACCTCTTGCCAATCCGAAGCCACACGGAATACGAGCTTTCCCATTTTATTCTAATTTTTAATTATTTACTACTCAAATTTACAGTATATCCAAATCTTATTAGAATTTTCTTTCATTAAATTCGTTACAATAGACGAAAGGTTTGATATTTCTTATTTTACTTGATAAATTTACCACAGTTACAAGCTTTCATAGATGTTTTTTATCAACGAAAAACACACAATCTGCTGATTGTGGCAAAATAATTGTGAAAGTAGTATTTGATAGTCCGTTTTGCTATTTCTAAGATTGCAAAAGCACGACATTTGAAAGATTGTCGTGAAATAGTTTGGAGTGATTGGATTTCTTGGTAGTTTTGCAAGAAAATAAGTAAAAACATGAATAAAATAACATTTCTAATACTATGTATTGCTCTGCTATGTGGATGCTCTACAAATCATAATATTGACTCTGCTATAAAAGATATTTACGGTTCGAAAGTGCCACCCAAAGAAGAGGATGGAGCTTGTATTTATGTCTTAAACTATCTTGAAAAAGAGAACAAACAAGATACGGATTTTGTAAAACTAAAGGATAAAATTGACAAATACACAAACTCATTATCCGAGAATTTAGGAAACGATGTTTCTTCTAAATCAGATGCTAACACATCTGCAACAAGTAAAGACGATTGTTTAAGTGACTTCTACAAATGGGAGACTCCATCTATCCGTATTGTGCTTATTTCACGTAAATGTTTAGATAACAATGGTAGAGACATAACAATTATAGTAACAAATAAAGGGTGATTTTTCACCCTTTATTCACTCTTATCAATACGTAAAAGAGACTAATAAAACGTACTATATACTTTATATTACACCAAGCATTGTGTATAATAACTGCTTGCTCAAAAGTGTATAGTTGCGTAAAATTTTTAAATTATAATTCACGATATATTGCAATCGGTTCAATACGGCATTCCGAACTCTGACGACCAGTAAAAAAAGTCTCTACACCAGCCATTTTATCAATAGTATTTTGAATAGCAGATCGAAAACCATCTACTACTTCTTCCTCATCAAACATTTCTATATTTTCATTTCCTGCTTGTGTTACTATTCCTAAAACAGTGAATTCAAATTCTGTTTTTCTTGAATACTTAGAAATTAAAATATCCTCCTTTTCTCTTAAATAAATTCTATTCAATATTGAAGAAAATATGATTTCTTTATTTGCAAATGGCATTGTTACTTCAAATTGTTCATCATAGCTAAATTTCAAAACATTTAGCAATCTATTTACAACATCATCATCTAAAATTAGCCCATCTGCTTTTAATTGCTCAGCATACTTCACATTCAAACTTTTCAGCAAAGATGTAGCTTTTGCCTTCGAATTTCTATCTGCAATTTTCTTCGGTAATTTCGCCAATTCAGCTACGGATTCATTCTCTTCTCTATATTTGAAATAGCCAATAGCTTCACCTATTTCATTAAATTGCTCTAACGTAGAAGCCATTTTGCTATAATCATTAAAAATAATTTTCCCTGATATTTTTACAAAAGATTTATCGCGTAAATCATTTAAAGTAACATTTTGTGGAACAGTATAGAGCACCCCCATCTCACTCAATTTATTTTCAAAAAGATTGTAAGCATAATCATGCAGATATTTTTTCTCTGTCGAAGATTGTTCTTTAACTAAGATTTCTCCCATTAAATTTCCACTGAGAATTTTTCCCTTTTGTTCTTCAGATTTAGCATATTCTGACTTTTTCCCAGATAATACATACTCTGTTAATCCTTCAAATAATTGAGAAGATATTGAATACATCTTGTATTCATCTAAATATACAAATGATTTAATGCAGCCCATTTTCAAATTCCTTTTTGCGTTGTTCGCTGTTCTTACTAAATTTCTTTATACTATTATTCCTTGTATCAATGATTGATTTAATCGCTATACATCCTCCAGAGACACAAATAACAAATGTTATTACCGTTAATATAATATCAATTGTTCCCATCATCCAAAGAGTTTAATTTATTCATTATTGCATTACTAAAAAGAAAAGATACTAGGCAAAATGCAATAGCACATACTAACGCGACAATTCTATCTAATATTTCTTTCTGAGATTGTTCTGCAAAATACAAAATGCCCAAAACACCAGATAAAATAACAATTTGTATTACAGAATACCCTTCAAATTTAAGTTTTAAAATTGGATCAAACTTTTCATTATTAAGCTCATTCAAATTCGTCAAATTTAAAGTTAGCCCTAAAAATATAAAATCAACCGGATTGAATAATAAACTCCACTCCCTATTTACCGATAGCATAAAGACAAACACTCTTATAAAAAAAGGCATTAATCCTATTAGGACAGTATATATAATCCATTTGGTCTTTCTCATGACATATTTTATATTCTATTTTGCTACAAAATTATCATTATTTTCTAATAATTTTGCCATAACTATTTCTTTTTTTCTACGATTTGCCAATTCCTTACCTTTACTTTTCGACCACTAAATAGAACTTGCATATCTTTTATTTTTATATAGGATAGAATTATCGTGTGACTCTAAAACCTTTCCGATAGATTCTTCTAACCATTCTTTCCCAAACTCTTTGTAGCGCGAAGTCAGTGTTGTATCACTAACTTTTATACGAGAAGCCCAATCATTTATTGATAGGCATGAATTATCAACAGTTATGAATATGGTTCTACATGTCCGAGCTGAATTTTCATTGCAAGTAATCCACCTACAATTTGACGGTTCATAATTCTTACTTGAATCAATTCTATCAATGCTCATATTATCATTATACCCATTTTTCATAGACCAATTGTAGAATAAAAGAAAATCATTAGACCATTCAGGACATACAAGCACTCCTTTCCCTCCATAATAACGATAAGAATTATTTTTAGGATTACAGCATCTATCTTTCATGCCAGCCCATATAGTATAGATTCGAGTTTTTTTGCTTTTTCCATGAGTGGTATTAGCCTCTTTTCTTCTATCAACATTCATACACCCACAACTTCTCACCTTTCCACTATGCAAATTCCCTTGTGACACCACAACCTCTTTTCCGCAATCACATTTGCAATGCCAGTAAGTAGCATGACTATTTTGCCCAGTATATTTATGGTGAAAATCTAAGACCGTCAATCTTCCAAATTTCTCTCCACTTATATCTTTTACTTTACGTCTTATACATCCACAGCTTTTTGTTGTACCATTCCTTAAATATCCAGAACGCACAGAAACAATGTTCCCACAGTCACATTTACATATCCATTTTATACAGCCTCCCTTATCTTTATTTTCATCTTTTGAGACAACTGTCAATTTTCCAAATCTTTCTCCGATTCTAATTTCCATAATAGCATAATATACAACATTTTCACATATACAAATATAACAAATTAAAATGGATTACCCTTGCCTTTTAACTTAAAAAACTCTTCTTCATTTACTTCTTGAAGAACATCTCCATAAACCGTATGCAATTTATCTTTTTGCATAATAATCAAATTGCGATATGGAATTTTAAATACAACTTCATCGTAACTTAGATGTAAAAACTCCATGAACGTAGCAATTTGACCTAATAACGTGACGTTTCCTACGACCGTTCCTTTGCTGTCAGCGTTGCTACGTTCTTGGCTAAAACTGACAGCTTGTAAAAATTTTCAGCGGAAATCATAGACAGACCTACCGCCAGCGCCTCTACCACCTCGTCGAATGTACCTTTCCTTAATTCTTCACTAAGACTTTCATCTCCTGTTATGAGCCACGACAACGCACGAGAAACTATTTCTACATCTTTCAGCGACCGAAGCATATCCATGACTGTAGTAGCTTCTTTTAAATCGGATAGATAATATCCCACCCCAGCTATTTTACAGATAGTCGGAGGGTTAATCACGTACGCCTTGCCATTCACTATGACCGTTTCAAAATCCTTTCCTAAAACGGCTGCATTTACTATTTTTGCTGCATCCATAAGCTAAAATTAAAAAGGCGGTGAGCAACCACCCACCGCCATCCTGAAAACATCTTTCCTAACCCTATTTTGCCTTAACGGTTTTCTCGTCAAGCTTCACCTTGTCGCCATCGAACCACTTCTCCGAAGCAAGTCCTTCAACTCCGGTTTCCAAAGGAACGGCCGATACCCCCAAGCCGATATTCTTCTCCACAAAACTACCTTTACCAACGATGTTAGCTTTAGGCATGAAGATGAAATTGCCGGTCTTTGTCATAGCCACGATGCTCTTTTCCACAAGAGCAGTCATGTCTGTACGTTCCCAGCCATCATCCGTTGCCTTACCGCCTTGTAAAGCTGCCTTGTCCTCGAAAGAATACTCACCAAGGGTGAACGACACGGTAGGAATAGCCGCCTGCGTAACGTCACGGTAATACGGTTGCCCCGTCAGTTCATTGATATAGTCAGTCACGGAAGGGTCGCTTTCCTCGTACCCCCAAGTGTCCTGATGTACGTTTTTCACTTCGGTCATTGTAGCAATCAGGGCTTTCAACTCTGCTACCGTATAACCGGTTTCGGGAGTGGTTACGGTTTTCACTACATCACCGTACCATACCCTCTTTAATCCGATAAATGGTCTTGTTGCCATAATTATTTTACATTTAAAACTTCAAACAAAATTCTCGCATTCACATAGTGACACTTCAAAGCTGTGTCCGCTTCCGTACCGATTGATTCGATAGAATAACGATAGCGAGTACCGTCATAGGCGCTTACCACATCATCAAAATGCTTCATAGCTTCCCGTTCAAGCTCATTCAGCCGGATGGAGTTGGCTTCATTTTCGCTCAAATCGGGTACACAAAGATTCACTTCCGCGAAAGACTTTTTCCAATACTTTCCCGGCTGTTGTTTCTTCGTGTGGATGACAATCCTTTCAGACTTCAATTCTCCCATCAGGATTTCCCCTGCTGGTACTATATCTATCCTGAAAGCCTTACAATCCCGATAGAGAATGTTTCCTATGTCGGTAGTTACTATCATTGTATAATCTCCCAATCTTCGGCAAATACATCACTGATAGACGGCACCCATGAATCGGCACGTCCGGTATTCTCGTTGTAGATAAGACACTGGCTTGTGTAATCAATGAATCCTTTACTTTTCAGAATAAGGTCTTTTGCTGATTGAGGGAGCGATTGCATCTTAGGAATAATGTCACTTTCGATATGGGCTGGTACTTGCTTGAATACCATCAGACCTTTGCCGTTCCAGCCAGTTCTACGGATTGTACCACCTTGTTTCAACACTTCGATAGCGTCACCGAAATCCATTGCGGATGATGAATCATCAGCTTTATCATATGTTTTCTCAAAGATGTCTGGCTTACAAGAATAGAACTCGCCGTTTACACCTTTAATGATGTAATCGCCATAACTTGCAAGCATCTTACCTTCAAGAGTTTCAATGTACACACCAAGATAAGGTTCATTGGTGTTACCATGCTCATCTATGCCAAAATCGGGATTATGCTTCGGCACGGGAGTTCCACCCATAAAATCACACACTTCATCGAAGTTATCTACTTTAAGCTGAATAGCTTCGATTACTACTGGTTTCTTTCTGTACTTCATTTCTCAAATTCTTCTTTTAATCGTTTCTCCGCATATAAAGCGGCACCACTCAAAACATCATAACCCTTAGATTCCACGAATGAGGCGTATTCTGCTTCGTTTTTCAGCGTCAAACCGTCTTTATCGACATCGTAATCATTGGACGTTCTCAAAGTGAGCGTGTGGTCTTGATAGTTACCGTATTCCTCCGCGTACTTCACGGCTTCATCGCCCACATCAATCATTTTCTTCTCAACTTCCCATTCTCCTTCATCGAAAAAATCTTCTACATCAGAGAAATCTGCATCTACTCCAACCATATCACCCTATAAGAAAAATAATTTGTTTCTAAAGGGCTTTTCGCCACGCCTACGCCTCTTATGCTTCCATCAGGATTCAAACAGCGAACTTCTGTACCAGCTTCAACTTTTGACGGTTTATCAAAGACAACCTTATACTTGAAGTCATATAAAACTCCATTGATAGACACCTTCTTTTCCGCACTCACATCGTCACAACGGCACTTACATACATCCTGCCAGCTCTCGCCGCCCGTTCCGGGAATGGGTCTGCCAAACTCGTCCCTTTCCATTGGGGTGATAACCTTTACCTGCAATATGTGTGGAGCGAATATCACAAGAAAGTGCATTTGGGTTTGTTGCTTAATTCGTCTTTCAATCCGTACTTCTTGCACAGGAATGAATAGTAGTCCTTGATACCTTGAATGTTCCAAGACATCGAGAAACCGCTTTCACTGATTGAAGTGGCACGAAGCGATAGAGAGGGGATGAACTTCGCAATCGCCACGAAGACACGACCGTAACAATCCTCGTTCATCTCGTCCTCTCCGCTTATCTCCGCATTCAGACACATATCCAAAAGGTCAGCTTCCGACAAGTTAATGCCGAAAGACTGGAACTTCTGTGATATGTATTCGTTTATCGTCATATTAATATGGTGTAACCAGTTTACTATATGCGGTATAGCTATAATGCGTGCAATACTTTGATTTATAGATGTATCTGAACGGGCATTTGGGAACATTAATTCGTATCCCTTGAATAGCCATTCCCTCTTTTATCGAACACATCATAGCCGGGTTATTTGCAACCAAAAACACGGGATGCGTCATGGTCGGTACAACACAATCAGCCAGAGCCGTTTCCAAAGTGATAAACTGAATATCTGGCAGACCAACATCAACCGATGGATTCACGTATTCACACTTAGAAGATTCCACACTTGATGCCTGCACGCTCAACGAAACCAAAGACATCATTAAAAAGCCACACATGGCAAAAATAAAATTCTTCATTTCTTTTCTGATTTATAAAATTAGACAATGGAAGGGTAGAAGCACTACCCTATCCTTTTACTCGATACCTAATGCTTCTTTCAGTTTGGCTGTTGATTCTTCATCAAGTTCTGCAACCTTACCCAAAAGAGTTTCCTCTTTCATATTGCCGGAAGCCTGCACACCGATGGACTTCAAAGCCTCAATCAAAGTTTTCTTCTCGAACTCTTTCTCAAAGAGGGAGATTTTCACCTCCTTCTTTTCTTCAGTGGTTTTCACTTCGGGAGTTTTCACCTCAACCCTTTCGACAAGTCTGCGACTTTCCATATCCAGCACACGGGTCTCCTCACCGACTTCAATCACTTCACCGGGAGTATAATACTTTCCGGTGAACTTGTCGCGGAAAACTGATATAACCTTTACTTTCATATCCTACCCCCTTATGCTGATTGGATGGATGCAATTTCGCTCAAATCGAAATTGGTTATCAAATCTGGATTGGAAATCTGCGGAATCCACTCTGCCGTATATTCCATGTAGCGACCGTTTTTGTCACGGTAGTTGGAGATAAGCATCTGCCCCTCTGACGGGATATAAGTACGTCCTTGTACTGGGTCTGTCGCTTCATACGGGGTATGATGGCGCATATAACCAATGTTGTCAGAAGGTAACAGAGTAATACGGTTATCCGCGTAAATCTGCACATTCTTTCCCGTCTGGTCTTTCACGTAGTCCTCCTTGATTTCGATGCGAGGCAGACCGATACCGGTGAACACTTCGGAAGCCAAAGAAGAGGAAACCAATCCCGTACTCAACTTCATCTCATTAGAACCAAGAATCATCTTGTACTGCTCACCAAATTCAGATGAACCGAGCACGAACTTGTTGAAAGAAGCGCGTGTCATAATCATCTTGGCATAAACGCCATAGTCCGGTGCCAAAGAATGGAGTTTCTCTCTCAGGTAAGAGATGAACATGTTCTTTCCGTCCACAACCACATCTCCACTTTTCGGCTTGATAAAATTGAACGGAAGGGTAATCTCCAGCAGTTTATTATTGGTCTGACCGGAAGTTATTGCAGCATCCTTGTTGTAAACGGTGGCTTCACCAAGCATCAACAAGGCACCAACAATAATATCCATGCGCTTGTGAGCAGCAAGGGTAATCTGACGGTAATCATCTGCCAGGAAGTTTACAATCTCTTCCATTGCGGCCTTTTGGTCTGCCGGTTTAGCTACATTGAACTTGTCAATTAAATCCTGCAACTCGGAAAGTCGGTCGATGGACATCTGATAAGCATCGCCCAAGTAGGCAATCTCACCATATCCGGAACCAATGTTCCTACGTTCACGGATGGGCTTTTCGCCAAAACGTGAATTGATGGAACCTGCCATAACTCCGGTTACAGAACCGATATAATCTTTGAACACGCGAGTAGTTACTCTGCGGAAAGTAAGATACTGCTGCCAATAGATTGTATCTTTACGCGTCCGGTTTACACGTCTGATGATAGCGGAAACAATGTTCGCATCATCGAATAATGTCTGAATCGTTAAAAACATATCCTACCTCCTTACTCGTTAAATTCAAACCATCCCTTCATGTTGGCTTTATCGTTCTCGGAGAACGGCATAGCCAGTTTTGAAGGTTCAATCTCTGCGGCTGTACGAAGCAATGAAACCAATGTAATTCCGTCCTCTACTTTCGTCCGGTTAAACAGAGCCGAATTTGCAACGTACTTCTGTTTCAAGCCGTCAACCGCAACCGCATTGAAAAGTACAGTATCTTTGGCGATATTCTCACCGAAAGCAGCCTTGATAGTCAAGACATCGTAGTTGGCATTAGATTTGTCAATAGCTGCGACCTCAGCACCTTTAGTGCCGCTTCCGACAAACATTCCCACATAAGCCAAAGAGTTCTTGGCTACCTTGATAGACAAAGCCTCCGCACCGGTGGTATAGGCTTCCACAACTCTCACGTTGATTACCGCATAAGCGAACTTGTTTTTCAAGTCCGCACAAATCGGCGTAAATACGGGAAGGAAACTTCCCACTACTAGGTTCTGCGTGTCGAGTTTGAACGGGCCACGTCTACGAATACCGGTCTGGACATCGTAGCGTTCCTCTTGCTCAACGAGCGGAACCAAATCATACTTAAATCCTGCTGACATAATTAATTCTTGTTTTGTTCAACAATAGTTTTCGTTCCCTCGTCAATCATCTTAGCGATAGATTCAGATTCTTTCTCAATCTTCTCTTCCGCTGATTCGGGAGGGGTCACGCCTTTGAAGCCGTCATTTGCGAACTCCTGCTTCAAGTCCTTGAAGTATGCGTCCAAGTCCTCATCGTCCTTAATGGCGCATCGTTTGGCGTAGTTTTCGGGAATACCATACTCCTTTGCCTTTGCCAAAATCTGCTGGCTACGTGTTGCTTGAGCCTTTTCCGTTTCAAACTGTGTTAGCTTATCAGAAAGGTTCTTGTTGGAGTCAATTAAAGCTTGCGCCCATGCAGGCACATCGTCTTTATTCTCTTCCGTTTTGGTGGTTGTGGTAGTCTCGATTGGCTTTCCGTCTTTCAGGTTATGCTTCTTTTCGTAGTTGGAAACTGCGGTCTTGGAAGCATCCCCGGCACGGAAATCACCATAAGAATTAAGCACGTCCGAAAAACTGATACCCTCAACAATTGAGTTTACCTTTGTCTCGTCCGTTACACCCTCTGCCTTTTTGGTGGCAATGCGGGTAAGAATAGCAGTGTCCACCCCAGCGAATTTCTGTTGTAGCCCTGCTAAGATTTGTTCTAAGATTGTCATACCGTATGAATTTGATTTATAAATTTCTACGGTAAATTTCGTTATTTATAAAGAAGGTGAAAAATTATCAGATAGGTGATACACGACAATGAAACGATTGTCGTAAAATGGTATAAAAAAGGCGTGAAACCGAATGAATCACGCCTAAATATTCTTCTTATGAACTAATCAGAAACCCAACATCGCGGCTGGAGGTATATTCAGCACTCGACATAGCAACCTCGCAATTTTGAGGGTCGGTTCCGAACGTCCAGAAATATAGTCATTCACACGCGATGGACTTATTCCAATCTCACCAGCAAGTTGCTTTTGACTCATCCCTTTCTCTTCAAGAGATAACTCTATCAATTCCGCAACAGTCGGTTTTTCTATCGGATAATGTTCTTTTTCGTATGCTATCACAATATCGGACATAACTGTAAGCTCCACCGCATTTTTATCGTTTGCAGGCGTTTTGTCATCAACCAATGGCAGAAGTTCCTCCACTCTCGCCAAAGCAAATTCATACTGTTCTTTCGTTACTTTATTCATACTTCTATCTCTTAAATGGTTGAACAATCTATCTTATCGTAATCTTTATGAGTACCAACCCAGCGAATGAAGACGTACCCAATTGTAAACTTAACAACGACAACCAACCGATAGTTGTTGCCTCTGATATTGAATACATAGTGTTGGTTACCTACATAATCAACTGAAAGAAAATCCACTTTAATGTCTGATAGGTTCTTCCATTCAGCTTTTTCCGCTATATCATACCAACGTTCTAAAGCTATGCGTGAATCTTCATAGCCTTTCGTTTCGTAGAACTCTTTCAATTTCTTATGTGATACAATTCTCATATCTCATTTATTTGATGCAAAAATATGAATTAATTTTGAATTATAAAATTTTTCCAAGAAATATATTCTATAATATAGAATTTAGTAATAAAAAAGCGGAACTAAATTAGCTCCGCTCAATAGTACTATAAAAACATGAAGCAATGAATTATCCCTTGGGGTTAGGAGACGCTGCATTGTTATTCTTTGCCCCTTGTTCCTCCTTGATTTCTGCAAGCTCCTCTTCTACCCTATCAGCATTCCCGGCAAACATGATACCTTCACGGGTTGACCAAATTCCACCACTGACAGCGGAAACGGCAGTAGTCACCTTATCATTCAAATCATCAATCATATATGGAACCAGTTCTGTTTCTATGCCAATAGTCTGCGATGCCTTGCTAAACTCGGTTGGATTGATAGAGCCTAAAGCAGAAACAATGAAATTTACTCTCCGCTGCAAGAACTCTCCAATGACCTCACCGTGATTTTCTACCGCCATATGTGCACCCATGAACATAAAGCGGAAAGCGGTTCCTGATGCTTTGCCTACCCCCTTCAACGTCTCAAAGGATATTCTTGGAGTGTTTGACATATCATAAGCCATATTAGTGAGTGTTTCTGCTTCAAATTTTACGGTATCATTTGCTTGGTTCCACGTCAGATACTGGGCATCCGCACCCTCTCCGGTGAGTTTGACCATTCTATCCTTAACCTTACCCATGAAGCCCTCTACATCTCCAATTAGCTTCAGCAGTGGGAAGAAATGATAGTCAATGCAATCCGCGTAATTAGAAAGAAGTTTTTCCAACCGGACACGGAAAGTCTTAATCTTTTTGCAATAAGGTTCGGGCCGATAAGCGTAGATAACAGGCAGTTTTGGGAATCCATGAGCAAAAGGAGTTCTTTCTTCATATCCTTTAGATAAATCCCATTGATAAACCATTTTGTCCGTGATAGTCATAAAGCAGGTGACCTCCGAATCATCCATGAGCTTCTTTTTATACTCACGTGAAAAAGCAATCATTTTACCTTCATCGTTGAAGAACGGGTATAGCTTATCACCTCTGAATGGGGACCATAACACGCTTTTCAGTTTCTTGGTGGGCTTGACCTTCCCCCCGAAGGTAGTCTTTATTTTCTTCCAGAACTTCGCCCAAAATGAATCATCATCAGTGACATACCAATACTCGGCTACTTCCTGTTCGGATAACCAAGCACGAACAATCTTCTTGTTCTGATATTTGATTTTGTTGGATTTAAATACAGCCTTTACCGCATCCAACAGCTTCTTTTCATCATCATCAGTCGGAGTGCAATCCATAGACGGTTCTGTGCCGACCGTGAAAGCTGTTTGAATGTTCACTATATCTTGTTCCAATGGAATGGAAATACGGTTCACCGGTTCAGTCTTATACTTTGCTTCGATTTCATAAGTCTTACCAGTTTTTTCATCGAAGTGTTTCTCTGCTTCTTTTTCAAGAACCTTTCTGTCCGGATACTTCTTTTTGTCAACCATGATTTCATGGCGTTCCGGATTCCAATCGTCCCAAAGTTTACAACGGTCGGGAAGTTCAGTTTTCCTACCTTTCTTCAGGTAGTTTATCTTCTGCCCGATGTCAGGGAGTGCTAATATTTTTTCTAAATTCAATGGCATAATCTATAATTTTAGTGAGTAAATATTCCTGTTAAATCTTTCGGTTTCTGAATCTTACCAAGAAGCTCACCCAATACATAGTAACGTACAGCATCTATTCCGTGATTGTCATGGTCTTCCGGTTCGTTGATATAGTTCCCGTCCTTATCCTTTGCCCAAACATACTTTCTGAACTCGCTTTGCAAGTTGTACGAGCGTTTGGTTATATAAATCTCCATATCTTTCATTTTGTCAATTCCGGCATTGATAGAGCCTGCACCTTTCTCTACGGCATATATCTTGATTCCTCCGTTGTGTATCTCTTGAATCAAACGTGGGTCTGCGCTGTCAGCAATGACTTTCAAACCCCACGGGCGAAGAGTCTTGATGATGTCAGAAGAAAGCAATCCAGTACGGTAATCCACTTCATCCAAGTAAAGGGCGTTATCAACGATACCACAACGAATGGAAGCAGACGGGTCATGCGTATAACCGAAGTCTTGCCCGAAAGCAATTTTCTTTGCCCAAGCCGGGAACTCGTCAACAATTCCCCACTTCTTGAACACAGCACCTTCTGCCACGTCAGCCCAGCGACCGATAACCACATGAGCATACTTTTCAGGATTACTCACCTTCATATCTTCCACCTCTTTCAGGAACTCAGGAGAAAGGTTATCCAAGTTATCAAAATACGTGGTATGGATATGAAGTACGTTCGGATGAGTTGATATCTGTACTTGCACGCCATCAATCTCCACCAGTCGATGAGTGTTCTCGATGTATTTCTTGTAGATGAAATGGTTCGAATCGCATGGATTCATAATTATGATTATCCGGTTCTGAATTCCCTTCTTACGGATGGAGAGCATAATCTTGTCAAACTCTTCCTCACTGGTCCATTCCTCCGCCTCATCACAAACAAAGGTGGTGATACCCTGAATTGATTTCAGCTTGGCCGTCTGGTTCCCGGAAGAAGTCTTGATACCACGGAACATGATACGACTGCCGGTCATCCGGTTTACAATATCGGTTTTGGTTGTCTTGAAATACTTCGTTGTTCCGTCCAAATCTATCTTTTCCATCATTTCCGGAATGATAGACATCCCGGCAGATACCATCGTGTAACGGGTATAAAGAATCTGGTGAACAATTTTCTCTACGGGAGTCATTTCAAAAGTCAACCGCTCAATGAAGGTGGAAGCATTGAAAGACTTACCTGAGCCACGCCCACCGGTGATAAGAATTATGAACTTTTCCTTATCCTCGTACAATGGATGATATATTTCTTGAGGTACTATCATTTCAGCTTGTCTTTAATCCAAGAATCAATGTTGATGCCATGCTCTATGTCTGTTGGAATATCAGCGTCTTCTGACTCTTCACCAAACCCTTCTTTTCTTCCTAATGTAGAAAGCAAATAACGAATCATATAACCATCTGGACGTTCACGCCAACCAATAAAATTTCCTTTTTCATCCTTTTCGGGAATACCCAATGCTAGGACACGGGCAGAAACCAAGCATTCGTCAACTAAAGCCCCACGCTCATCCGATATAGCATCCTTAAACTCCACATCGTCTTTCGCCCATTGGTATATAGTTTTCCGAGCCACTTTGAAAATAGCGGCCACCTTAGTCAGATTCCCACCGGATTTACGGAGAATCTTCCTAAAATCTTCTATTTTTGGTTTCTTTCCCATATTCTTGCACACGGGCGCACGTATCTGTTACTTTCGTCACTTAATCATTTTCAATACATCTTCTCCTTTAGCGAACTTGTCATCTGTACTAATACCAAGCAAATCGCAAAAATCTTCCTTAGCTTCATAAGAAGAAAACGACAGCATTATATACGCCTCCTCGTTTTGTTGTCTTTCTATTGCCGAATCTCTTACTTGCTGCTTAACAGCTTTCATGTGTTCTTTTTTCTCCTCGTATGTTTTTTCATCCGTAGGCTGAGTTTCTATTTCATCAAACGATGATACAGAGGATAATAAATCATCCAAAGAATCAGACAAAGGAGGAATAGCTGTATTTATAGAAAGAATATCGTTGAGTTCTCCAATATCCAATCCAACATCCGTATAATCTATATCAGAGATATAACCAGCTATAAGGTCTATATCAGGTTTTGTATTCCCTACTGCCATATATGTAAGCTGTTCCTTTTCAACTTTATCATCTAAATTCACAACCTCTACCTTTACGTCATAATCAGTGCTTGGAGTACCATCATATTTGTAATACAAATCCATTGCTTTAATTCTCCGATGCCCGTCAATCAGATTTCCTGATTTCTCATTCCATACAATACCACCAAGAAAACCAACTTTCTGCAAATTTTTCTTTTGCAGTTTTACCTTCTCGTCCGAATGCCTTTTAGGATTAATCGGATTAAGGTTTATTTGGAAGCGTTTTATAACCCTTGTTTCACTTTGTTTTAATTCTTTCATAGTCATATTCAAACAATTTCCGTTCTACCAATGGATATTCATTTATAACTTTTTTTAAATCACATGGATATTTATAACGAAGAAATAACAAGTAATTAATATCCGTTATGTCAGTACCAGATGACTGATGTTTCCCTCCGTATGATTCGGGGTTGATTAGACTTTTTCGACTAATGTACTCCAATACATCTTTATTCCGATATTCCGATAATGGATAGCACTTCTTTTGTGCTTCATTGATTCCATTCATATCGTATGTGCGTAACATTAAACGTCGATTCATCGAATCAGATTGCTTGAAACCAAAGAAAGCCCATTCAATATTATATTTCTCCCTTACTATATCGGTAAGTTGAGCCATATTGTACAACTTTTGCTTCTCATTTTTGACACATCCCATATATCCAATGCTCCTGTATGAATAAAGAGCAAAGTGCGGAATTTGAATATATTTCATATTAGGGTACTTCTTACAAGCGTAATTTATATACCGATTAATGTGAGATAAGTCTTTAACGACATACATATAGACGCAAACGATCTCTTTGAAATAAGGTGATATTAGGTCTAAAAGGGCTATACTGTCCTTGCCCGATGCCGAGTGAAACAATATAACCCTGTCAGTCTTCTTTGCGACAGCTTTAATTATATCTATCGCTTTCTTCATTAGACAACTCTGCCTCCTATACGGCGGTTAATTCTTGCTCTTTGAGCTGCATTTCTACCGGTAGACTGAAAACGACCTGCTTCATAATCTTTTCGAGTACGATACTTTCGACCACTTGCATCCGTTGCATACGTTTCTGGCATAATCTTAATTTTTTAATTAAACAATCTTTTTACCAACAAACAAAGCCACCGAAATGGCTTATATTATTTCAAACCTGAATGACTTATGATTTCACAAATATGTAAATAGTAAAATAATGGTAGCTCTTTCGGTGGATTCTTCTTGAACTCTTTTAATTGTTCATCAAAATCGTGAAAATCAAATTCATCGTGCATGAATTTTATACCTTCTTCTGTTACTTCACCTATACCAATTTCATCAATGGCAACATCAAGTGTCCATGGTGCACCAGTACTATAAAAATGGATAGCCTCTATATCAGTTCTTAAGACAGGCTTGCATTCATCTTCATGCCCCGATTTTCTTAATTTCTCATTCTCGTCAACTTGCGCAAAATCCGTGAACATTTTTTCGTATTTTGTACTAAGCATACGTGTTTCTATGTCTTTTTTGCCATTTAAAATAGCCAAGGCATTTTCTTTTGTCATTACAAGCGAATACGCTTCTATCTCTTGCCCATTATAACTAATCTTCATATTACTATATCGTTATAAAAAATTATACCATAAAAGGTTGTACCCCAAAGGTACTACCACAACCAAAGATAACGAAATATCTTCAATCGTTATACACGACAATCGGTTTATTGTCGTGAACTAAGCCATTTATCCCGTCTTTCTCTACACGCCTCTAAGGTAGGTGCACAACAAGCAAACAGTTCGCCACTTTCAGTGCGATAGTCATATTGGTACATTCTTACTCTCTTACCTTTCAATTTGGTAGTGTAAGTGCAATAGTTTTCTTTACCGGGTTGACATACGCTGCAACCTCTTTCGTCGTTAATTGAGTTCATAATTATTTATCAATACTTACTTAGTAATTTGTAAAACATTCGCCTTTTCTCTATGTATTTAAGACCATTTCGTCTAAGACCTCGCTTTGATTTTGATACAGTCATTTGGCAACCTGCAACGCCAACGTAGATGCAATTTGAATGATGCCTTTTGGCTTCTTTGAAAGCCCACCAAATCGCTTCACGACAATATCTATAGCTATCATTTTGAACCCCCTCGTATCCTCTACTCAAAATGAAGTGGCCTATTTCATTTGCTTCTTCTTCTGAATAGCATATTGTGAATATATTATTCATCCTTTCTTTGCTTTACTTGTTCAACCAAAAACTTTTTAAAATCATTCTTGTACTGGCTGTGAATGATTTTATACTGATGGGATAGGTTAGGCAATTGTTTATAACCTTTGCTATACAAGAATTTGGCTACTAATTCAATCTTTTCACGGTTACTGAAACCTCTGTCCTTACACATGTTAGTTATACAAACATTTGCCTTGCTGGTAGGCTTCTTTTCAACTGGTGGCATGTATTCATGTCTGCCATAAGCAAGCGTTCTTGGATAGCCAACCGCTTCACCTAAATACTCACCTGTGATGCAATCAAATTCACCACTAATTAAACTATCTGCTATTTCACCCATAATAATCAATATTTAATGTTTCACATTCAATCTTTCTTCACTCGTATAAGCCACTACAAGCCCAGTTTCATCATGCTGTATGGTGATGTACTTTTCACCCCTCTCTATGGTGGTAAAGTCGTACATAGAACATAACTTACCCAATACTTTGCCCAGTTGCTTCATCAATGGGGATTCGGGACTGATAACTAAAACTAAATCCGCTTTCATAATCGTGCGTATTGTGGTAGCCCGAAGGCTACCGAATTAAACTTAGAATTTCTCTATTTTGAGGTTATCATTAATGATAAACATACGTCCACATTCTAAAACAACGTGAGTATCTGTGATTCTTTTCACTACTCTTACTACATCATCGTGCGATATGCGTGGCGTACCGTCTGAATGACGACCATTAGACAAATCACCTGATACTCTATATCTCAAACCTACTGTAACTTCATTTACGTTCATAATCTTCTATATTACCGGATTAAACTATTCAATTTCTATATCTATAATTTGCAGAATGTTATCTGTAATCATGCTATTAACACTAAGCTGGGCTGACTTTATGCCGTTGGCAACCATCCATCTTTTTGCTCGGTTGATAGCCGACTGCTTACTACTACCATCGGGTATCAATGCGCCTAAATCATTGTAATCGCTATCTAACAACTCAAAGTAATATCGCTTCATAATCTTCTACATTGCGCAGGGCGAAAGCCCTGCTGGTTAAACTTATGCTATATTCAGTCTATTATTTCTCATTGCATTCAGTTCTGCTGCCATCTTGTTAGCAGCTTCTTCTGTATCTTCTAAAGAAGCCATGCTCATATCATAGCCATCTATTACCATATAATAACCTCTTACCTTCTTTACGTAGAACTCATTTGCCTTATGCTGCTTCATGTAACTTGTTGCTTTCATTGCTTTATATCTTTTAATTGTTACTTATACTTCTTTATAACCTCTTGCATTCAACCATGCGATTGCGCCTTTGAGCGTCTTGAAACGCTTGCTGCTTTCTACCGCTGTGCAAGCTGAATAGTTCTTTTCGTCATGAATGAACAATGCACCTTCGTTCTCACCTTTCTTATAACTGATAATATTCATATCTTCTATCTTTTAATTGTTATTACTTCGTTTCTAATGATGCAAAGATAGTATCATTTATAATACAAAATACTATTTATGCGTTAATAAATCATAAAATAGAGTATTATTTATAATACATACTAATAAATAAGTATTTTTGCATCATGGAAGCAAAAGGAGTAATACATTTGGAAATAAAGGCGACTGGGCTACACAGATACTTCGGTTCGCCATCGGCTATGTATGATAACTATACAAGTCAAGAACTCGGAATTGCCCGACAGTCACTTCTGAACTACTGGCAAAAGACGGAGGAACCTTATGAAAATGCTGTTTGCATAATCAGGAAGGGAGAATTAGAACGTAAAAAAAAGACAAAAATAGAATAATGAAAGTTTATAAATATAGAGCCAACTTATTTAATGAGAAAGAGAAAAGGAGAAGAGATACCGAATCCTTACTAAAAAATGAATTTTATGCTGCAAAATTTAAAGAATTGAATGACCCATTTGAATGTTCTTTTGATTTACAGATGAAAGATTCTGATAAAACGACTTTCTATAATTCTATTAACCCACTTGATGTTGGCATATATTCTTTGGGGATGCTGCAACAAGAAGAATTATTTCCGTCTCATGAATTAATGTGGGCACATTATGCAAATTCACATAAAGGTTTTTGTATTGAGTATGATTTAGATAAGATGTTACAAAGTTCTTATCCCGACTTTGATATTAGAAACAAAATAACAGTAATTTATCAGCCAAATATGCCAACTATTGTAAAAGAAGACTTTAATGATATTTTTGGCATCCAAAAAAAAGTATTTGGTACAAAATCATTGGCATGGGAATATGAAAATGAGATTAGGTTAGTATTTCTTGAATCAGGAATAAAACACTATTCCCAAGAAATTGTTACAGGTATTTATTTTGGCTTAAATATTGGTTTAGAAGAACGGAATTTAATCATAAACAAACTAAAAAGAAAAAACATAAAATTCTACCAAATAAATAGAACAAACAACTCATATAAATTATCATGTAGCGAGTTAAATGAGAGTGATATATATAATTATCAAATTATTAGTCAATCAAGTAATATGATTGTTGACAATTACAATGTTTTGTATTTAGGGGTTAATAAAGATAAAATTACAATGCAGAATTTTGTGAACGAATTTCGCAGAGGAAAATATAAACCAACAAATATCACTATTTATGATGATTTACGAGTAGAGAAATGCATAAATAAATGGTCTTCACAAACGACAGAAGAAGAAAAGCAGATATTAGCAAAGCATTGGATTACATATGCACCATTCGATATTGCTCCAATTATTTGGATGTATCCCGAAAGCTAAAGCCGGAGCACTAAACTCCGGCTCATTAATTGATTAGCCCTTTGAATTTCAACCGATTTACGATTTCGGTGTAAAGATACTCTATATCTCCACTGAAATCCCCATAGTTCTGATACAGAAATACGACATCAGCACAATTGTCGGAAATTGTACTCTTGGACTGAATCCCCAATACTCTTGACATCTCCTCACGTAGCCCTGCTGTCATTTTCCCACCGGCAAGCGAACTTGGAGAAAACAGGTACAGGATAATGAAGATGAACTTCTTCCGCTGGGTAACACTATCAATACAAGGGGGAAGACTTCTGCTATTCAATAGCTCAACGAAGATTTTATAGATATCCCTAATAAGGCTTTTATCTCTCAAAATCGGTGAAGCTAAGGTATTTTCTTCTTCTGAAAGTTCTGATTTCTCAATTCTAATCTTTTTAAGGCGAATTATTTTGTTAAAATCCAGTTCCATAACACGATTATTTTAAAAGTAAATAGTATATTTGCATCATAATCGTGTAAGGAAGAGCTGATTCATGGTCGTGCGTGGGTTGGCTCTTTTTCATTCTTCCCCATTCGTGCTGACGAATGGTTTCTTTTCCAAATCATAGCAGGTGATATATACCCGTTTCCCATTAACATCACATAGAGCAAGGGCATATCCTTTCTCCAGTATTTTAACCGGCTGATTGTCGCAATAGACAGTACTTCCAACCGGAACTCTTATAAAATGACGTACTATCATTTGATTATCTTTAGCTTGTTATACCAGCGTGAAGAAAAAGGGAACCATCCGATTAAGAATGATTCCCCGAAAATGGTTACTTTGTATAGTTTGCTCATGGATTTTTCTTTTTAAGTATTTCAACACATTTTTTTATCCCATCATCGAAACCCTGTTTATAGCATCTAGTATATTCCCCTATAGTATATATCGTCATTGACAGAAAAAATAGAAGGATACCTACAGGCTTATACCAACCGGGAAGTGATATAGAAAACGGCTTAAATGTAATTGTGAGATCTCCAACCCATAATAGGGCGATAATACATATAATTGTAAATAATATTGTTTTCATAATCATATAAGTTTTAATGCTTCCTGTAATCCTGCTTCAAGTGCTTCTTCGTAGGTATTATAATGGATAATAGGTCTGTTAGACAATCCTACTAAGTCGTGATTCGGAATTGTTAATATATCATATATCCAATAATTTCCATACATATAGGGTATTTCGATATGCAGGTTCTTAGTTTCACGTAACCACTTTTGAGCGATGGATTGCGGAGGAACGGATAAAAATTTGTAACAATGGGGCAAAGTGGAAACATCTATAATATATTTTCTTCCTGAAAATCCTTTCTCTTTCAACAGTTCCGCTGTTTCTAATGTTACAAGTTCTTCGGTCATGGTTATTCTCCTTTCTTCTTTATTCCACTTATTCTTTTGCATTTTATTATTAGAATGTTAGTTTTTATTAGTAAGTTTGCAAAAACTCGTAATTATGGATATTGTATCTTTATTTTTATCTATCATCGCTGTATCGGTTACTGTCTATAATTGCTATAGACAATATTTTAAGAAAACGGAAGGGATTGCTTTAACTATATCTGGTGCTCTAATTGAAAATAACGAATTAAAAGTTTGTCTTCTTTATACAAACATAGGAAATCAAACTGCTACTATCACCAATGCATCTATTTTATTAGATACAAATAGTCTGGGACATTATAGTAAGGAAAACCATGCATCCATTTGTGATGGGATAACTCCATTTACCCTTTTTGAAAAAGGGCAAAAAAGCATAACGATATCTTATCGATTACCAGATTTTAAAGACTTAGATATCAATAGTATATCCATTAGGATTCTATCTGCTTATACTAACAGGGAAGGGATATTATTTAAAGATAATCATTCTGTGGGGCACTTGAGTACTAACGACACAAAAAAATGTTTTGTATGTGTTTCAACAGATACTCATAGGTTGTCTCAGAATAGAATCATTATGTCCATGCAATAATTACTATTTTCTAATCTGTTTAAATTCTGGTAAAACACCGAGATATAAGTACTGATTATCATCGGTTCTGTACACTGTGATGTAATATAATACATCGCCTTCATTTTTAATGGCATCGCATCTTTGCATAAGGTCTCTTGAGCAATATGCAGGAGGTATGATATCCGCTATGTAGTTGTATAACCTTTCGTCAATATAATCACCTGGGCACAAAAAACATCCAAATCTTTATCCTGTTTAGCTCATTGTTTAAAAGTCTTTTTCATTTCTGTTCCTGTTTTGAGGGTTATTCACTATCGTATTCTGATATGATTTCCAAAATATCGCTTTGTATTTTTTCATCAGTTAGCATGTGCTCAACTAATTCTTTTAGATGCGATGGTCTGGCTATAATACACTTCGCTATGTCATTGTTATCGGTAGCCATTATTATAATTCCACCTTCATGAGTCTTAGGTAGGCGTACTGCCATTTCTTTAGCAAATGCCTCTACGTCTTGAATAAATTGACTTTTCATATTAATTCCTTTCTATATTGTTTTACGTTAATTGATTTAAAATTTCTCTTTTGATAACTTCCCTTGAGCTAAATCTAAACAACCCTTTCTTTTGTTCCTGAAAATCCGCAATAGATATCTCATTAATGTAGTAATAGAAAGCTTCATATTCATCTGCAAAATTGCGAGAAAGGAAATTATTGGGGTGAGTGTTCATATATCTTTCAACGGCTACAATCACTCGTTTTGCATATCCGGGAAACATCTTAAACTCCAACTGCATCTGCCTGTAATTGCAGAGCGGACAACCTACACAACCATGCCGAGAAAGGTTATACGGAGCGTCGTAATACTTTGAATACGGTAAACCGCGTTCACGAATGTAATTCCAAACATCTTCTTCCGACCATGTGAGAATAGGAAGAATATGCTTCGCTCCTTTCATCCATTTTCTTGTATCACACTGCTCCGGCTCATAATCTCTTCGGTTCCTGCTCTCGGAAGCTCTCATTCCTTCAATACTTCGCTTACCAATTCCGTATCGCTCTTTCAGCTTCTCACAACAGAACCTACGTAATCGGGAAGGGAAACCTTTTTCTTCGATTAACTGAAAAAAAGATTTTTCCGGGTGTATTATCCTCACTTGCGGATAGTTTTTCTTTATAAAGCTAATCGTGCCCGGTGGATCTACTGTGGTGTTAGCGTAGATCGCATTATACTTAATGCCTGCACGTTCAGCAAGGTCAAGTATAACTACACTATCCTTACCTCCGGAGAATCCGAGTGATAGCAGATCGTCACGTTCCATACTGCGAAGAAAGTCGATTGCTTGCTGCTCTTTCTTGTTCATTTCTGTTCCGCTTTGAATTTTTTATTCATTTCTTTTTCCGTAGCTTTAACATCTTTTTTGAACCCCTCCACAAAGCTGTCAAAACAAGCTCTATGGATCTCTAAAGTACACCTTTTCATAATCGGACATACAGAACATTTTTGGCTAAGTCCGGCTGATTTCTTGGCTATTTTCGTTACGTTTTTCATTAGATTTTTAAATTAATTATTACGATTCCTTTCCGCTGCGACTTCGCTCATACACATCTTGCACCAGGAGGTGAGACATCGGTATTCCTTATCCTCATATCTGACAGTCCTGTTATAGAACCGGTGAAGCGGAAGGGAACGTCCGCAATGTGGACAAACCTTTCTTCCGGCTTCCGTACCTGCAACCGTCTTAGTTTTACGGCGTACAAGCGTACATCCCCTGCATTCATCCAGTCTGCCTTTGTACTTCCGGCATTTGTGCAGGGAGATGCGCCCGCATGGAGCGAATTTCTCGCAGTCGAATCTGGGTTCTGT